GTCTGATGATCAGGGGTGTATCGGGTGTCACCGAGTCCCCGTACCTCACCTTGGACCCAGGGAAGTGTTCCTCCACGTAGTTTTTCGTCTCTTCGATCATGTTTCTCCCTTTCATGGTCACCGTGGAAGCGATAGCCACACACGGGAGCATACCCACCGAGGCACCCGTGAAACCATACACGGAGTTCATGGAAATCTTATAAGCCAACTGCTTACCGTTGAACATCCGCTTCGTCGCCCCCGTCGAGGCAGCCATGTCCTTCTTGGCCTGTTTACGAAACTGCTTGAGTTCCGCGAGAATGTTTGGAAGCACGCTGGGAACACCCTGAGCAAACACGTGTCGTCCGAATCGCTCGTACTCCACACCGGGTATGTTTTCGTACTTTGGGTCCAGGACCAGCGTAGAGTAGCACAGATTATGTGCCATCATGATCGATGGGTACAGACCCTCGAAATCCAACGCCGTGATGGGTGTGTAGTAGGCACCCGACTGCGCCTCGAGCACCGTGGCACCCTCGTAACCCGTCTGATCCTTGTACCCGTAATCGAAAGTCGGCACGAGGTATCCAAGTTCCCGCGCTTTTTTAGTCAGCTGACTAAATACCTTGATCTGCTGTCCTCGTTCCACCAGGTAATTGAGTGGGACCCACGTCGCCTTGGCCATCTCCAGGAGGTTCATGAGAGTAGACAGTTTGTCCAACAGTCTGTGGGGCAGCAAAGTATCCTTGATGCAGTACTCGGCCACCTCACGGAGTTTGACTGGATCCCCTTCGATGAAACGAGCGAACATCTCCTTGGGAGGCATGTCAATCTTCTGATCACCCAGATAGAGCTTCGACACGTTGTCTAGTTTGTAAGAGTCCAACTTGTACTCCTTCTTGACTTCGTGAAAGAGATCAAAGTAGAATCGTCCGGGGGTCGGAACAATCTTCAACTTATTGTCCCCCAGGGCACTCGATGACAGTTTCTTCTCACTGAGATTACACACGTGTTCCTTGATTTTACTCATACAGAAAAACTCAGGTGGACACCCAGTCATACCAGCGCGCTTCATGATGTAGTTGAGATCAAAACCGAATATGTTCCACCCGGTGATGATGTCCACGTCGTGTGCGTGAAGATACTCCGTGTACGCCATGAGCATCTCTCGTTCCGTGTCGAAACTCTTGATGGTACACCCATCGAGATTGGGGTCCGTCTGCTTGTAGCACAGACAGGTCTTGTCGTACACCTCATCGGATCCGAAACGCATCAGTGTCACGGCAATCTGAAAACAGGCATCACCGGGTACATCTGGATCAGGGAACTTACCCGTGGAACTGTGACACTCGATATCCAGGGAAGCCACGACGAAGGGTGCGATGTCCGTAGTCTCGAGGGGCTTGAGGTCCTTCCAATTTTTACATCTGATGTCGATATCTGCGTGCGTGTTAAACTCACGGTCACAATCAGCTCCACCCGTGTCTATCCAACCAGTAGACTGAATACCCGTACGGTGCATGAGACGCAACACGGGATCCACGTTGGCTTCGTAGAGGGGAACCTTCACGTTCAGACCTTTCAGGGGAGCCCTACGAATTTTCGATGACACGCGTCTCCTATCAGCGAGATTGTTACAGAAGATCTGTGCGAAGAGATGTTTGTGACCGTTTTGAAATCCCCATATATCTTGAAAGCGATCCACTTTGACATCCACCACCTCATCCGGACACATCTTATTGAGAGAAGCCCTGATGGCACCCACGGTGGTACCCTCTGGAAGCTTCACGAAAAAGTACGGTTGAAAAGCGGTAGACAGACATACCGAACGACCATCGATCGTCTTACCGAATATTCTGATGAGGTGTTCATCAGTGTCGAAAGAGTCCCAGGTGAGCGCTTGGAATTGAACCATAGCTTCAGCTTACCTCGTCATAGCGCCCAATTTTTAATATCCTTTAGTAATAAATGTCTGCCGCGTTGATTGATCTCGTCGCCAAGGGTGCCCAGGATGCCTACATCACGGGTGATCCCCAGGTCTCATTCTTCCGTCAAAACTACAAACGACACACGAACTTCGCCATAAAGCCCGAGCGCATGGACTACATCGGCACCTTCGGGGCTGGTAACGAAGTCACGATTCCCGTTCGCTCCAAGGGTGACCTCCTCAGCTACGTGTGGATCGAGGCACCCAACATTTCCAACGTACTCACCAACGGAAACGGTCTCTACTCTTCTGGACAAGCCGATACCACCGAGTTTACCCTCATGATCGGTGGTCAAGAGGTGTGCAAGCTGGACGCGTTCTTCATCCAAGGTGTGCACAACATCTTGTACAAGGATAACTCCGCCAAGACCACGTGCACCGTCACGACCGCTGAAATCAGCGACAACGCCAAGGCCAGCGACACCGCCGGCGCTGGTTCGGATTATTTCATGATTCCCTTCTTCTTCAGCGAAGACTGGACCAAATCCCTTCCCCTGGTCGCGCTTCAGTACCACGCCGTGGAAATCAGGGTCAAGTGCCGTTCCAACTTTACTCCCGATGCAACTCCCAAGGTGTTCGGTACCTACGTGTACCTCGACACGGATGAACGCAATCATTTCGTGGAGTCCGAGCATGAACTCTTGATCACCCAGTTGCAGTTCCAGCCCATGAACGCTTCGGACACCGACATCGATCTCACGTACTTCAACCACCCCGTGAAGGCTGTGCACATCGCGTCGTCCGACATCGATGGAAGCTCTTGGTCCGGGCAGTACACCTTCGACACCGCCACGATGTACATCAACGGAAACCCCCTCTTCGAGGACATGTCCAGCACCTTCCATCACAACGTGGTGCCCCAGATGCACACCTCCAACCTCCCCTCCTCGGTGCTCGACTCGGCCCCTCTCTACACGTGGCCCCTCTGTCTGACCATGAACAAGCCCCAGCCCTCAGGAACCCTCAACTTCTCTCGCATCGACAACGCCAAGATTTCCCTCAAGAGTCCCAGCGGTGGTGGTCTTCTGACCCGTGCCTACGCCGTCAACTACAACATTCTCAGAATAAAGAATGGCATGGCCGGTGTCGCCTTTGGAAATTAATTTTGTGTGCTCATTATAAATGTTCGAACAGTTCAAGGATAAGGAAAAGTATTGCGTGTACTACAAGTACCTGTCGATGGCGGCCATGATTATGCTGCTCCTCAACCTGGTCGCCACGGCCTCAGCTGGTAAGATCGATTGGAAGACGGCGTACGTCACGGGTGTCCTCTTCATCACGTACTTCCAGTCTCGTCTCCTGTACACGATGTGTTTGAATTAATTTGTAACCTCTTAATAAATGCGCGTCCTGTTACAACCCAGTCCATCTGTGTCTCACAAGTACAGGGTTTTTCTTCCAGACAGACGTGCCTTAGATTTTGGAATAAAAAGCGTCAGGCATTACCCAGACCACGGGAACCCCTCGCTCATGCGCACACATCTTCTCAGGAAGGGGGCGGTCGTCCCCGAGAAGGTGCGATTAGAAACAGATCCCTTCGAGATTCATAGGGAAATGTTAAAGATACACGAAAGTTCCATGGAAGATTGGAACGATCCGTTCGTGTCGGACTATTGGGAAAGATGGATACTGTGGTCGTATCCGAGTGTTGAAAAAGCCAAGTTGTACATGACTATGCATCAGGGTGTACTTTTTGTTCGGGGTCCCGGAGACCTGTAGATCCAAAACCACCCTCACCCCGTTCCGTGGCATCGAGCGAATCCACCTCTTCGATCGGAGGTGTCTCACATCTTTCGATGATTAATTGAGCGATACGATCTCCTTTTTTAATCACGAAATCCCCTTCACCGTCGTTAAACAAAAGTACCTTGACTTCACCCGTGTAATCTGGATCGATGACACCAGCACCCACCTGGATACCCTTCTTCACGGCGAGACCCGACCGAGGCGCGACGCGACCGTAGGTTCCGGGTGGAAGGGTGATGGCGATGCCCGTCTCGACCAGAGTCCGATTCTTCAGGGCCACACAGGTATCCACGGAGCTGTACAGGTCGTAGCCCACAGCACCCACAGAACCCCTCGCGGGAATAATCGCGTGTTCGTTGAGCCTTTTCACGAGAAGACGAGACATTATGGATTGTCTAGGATTCTCCTCTTTAATCATCATTCCCATGGCGGCGTAATTATGTAAATCGATCAGAGTGTCATCGAGTGATTCATCGTCGACGAGTTGAATCCCCTTTTTAGTGAGACTGAGACAGCGTTGAATCTTATCTTGAATGCGGACGAGGACCCCCACGATACCATACGTGGTAAAAGCATCCCCATAGTCGGCATTCTTTTTCTCGAATAGATCCCTCGCCTTTTTTTGAATCTCTTCCAATTGTTTCACGCGGTCCATCTAACATATACCAGGGTTTCATCTTTAAACCTGATTTATCCTATGATGATGTCACTGACTTTTATCTTTTTAGTTTGATGGTAGTTCCCGTGGAAATCCAAAAGTTTCGACGGTGACACGGTCGTGTATTTGTCGCGGATGATATACTTTGTGTTTTTATCCAACAGGAATTCAACCTCATTCCTAAAGTGTGTCAGACCTACGAGTGGTATACACTTGGTACCAGGGAGGATGGTGATCGTCTTGAAGCAACATCCACCATCACCCATGAAATCACGCATGGGTACGCTGTGAAGTAACGAGGTAGATACGAACCCCTTGTTGACAAACACTTCATCCTTTTTCATCGGTTTATTGTATTCGTCCGCCGTGAAGAATGAATCCTTGACACCCCTGTAGACCACCATGGGTTTCGTGGTGACCGGAGCAAAGTCGAAAACGTTGTGTAACGTCGTACTGAGACTCTTGATCATACTGCGAAGGTACTCCTTTTTAAAATGTTCAGAACCTAGTTCATAGACTATAATATTTTTAAAATCCTGCATAAGTTTACCAGATTTATCTTTTCGCATAGCGTCGAAAGATATTGGTGTCTTACTCGCCATTATTTTAGCACCCGTGTCATTGAGTGCATCGTAAAAACCAGCATCCGTGGTGGTGGACACTATCTCATACACGAGAGGATCCATTCTGACCCTGCTGAAATCTATGGGTAGACCACGTTCCATGAGGTTCACGTACACATCACCGTACTGCGTGTATGAATAAAGCGCGTACCTCTCCCTGTCCGTGAGGGACGCGATGTACTTTTGCATGTCCACGAACCATTTC